GACAGCTAGATGTTCGGTGATTATGCGGATAAAGGAATGTTGTTGCTCAGAAACCGCTTCTTCAAAACCTGTGCGTTTAACACCAACATCCAAAAGTTCTTCGAGGATAACGGAATTACGAGCGTTGAACAGCTGAATGGGTTCACACTGGCGAAAGATATCTCAGATATCAAGATGATAACCACGCCAAATAGTGTAAAGTATTTGAAGTTCGGCAAGGCGGTACAGTGGCTTAACAATATTGACTCAACATTCGGTATTGTAAAATATGAAAAGGAAACTCATTACTTTGAAGGGCGAATGGTTCAATGTCACTATCAGCTTTTGAACACTCTTCAATTATCTTATGAGGATATGCAGACCATCCTGGAACCCTCGTTGACATACATTGGCGCAGTGAGAAGTGACCCCGACATTCTTCGTTATCACATCGGCTATCCGTTTAGTGCTCAGGAAGAAGATGGCAAATTAAATCCTTTGAAGTCAAAGAACGATATCGTCTTCAAATTGCTGGGCATCAATAATTTGTTTGCGAAGACTCAGATGTATAAGAATTTCAGAAATGATATCGTCAAAGGGTTCATGCGCAACTTAAAGCAAGGGCACATTCTCATTCGCGGAAACTATTCAACCTTACTTGGTAATGGTGTAGAGCTCTTACAGCAAGCCATTGGTCAGTTCCACGGCGAGAGTGTTATCGGAATTGGCAACATACATAGTAAAAAGTTTAAGGCGGGCGCTACGATTTTAGGTAGCAGAAGTCCACACATCAACTCCGGCAACATATTGCTTGTTACAAACGTGGCGAACGAAAGTATAGATAGGTACTTCAACTTGACGAACGAAATCGTTTATGTCAACGCCATCGGAGAGAATATCCAGCAGAGATTGAACGGATGCGACTACGACAGCGATACTTTGTTATTGACAGATAACGAGTTGCTTATAGTGGCGGCTAAGAAGAACTACGGCAAGTTCAAAGTTCCTACCTGTTGTGTCGAGTCTCAGAAAACGGAACGCAAGTACAACCACGAACATAAAGCTGACCTCGATATTAAGACAAGCGTTAACAAGATAGGTGAAATTGTCAACCTTTCACAGCAGCTAAATAGTTTATTATGGGAACGCATAGCTAACGGCTCTACGGTAGACAAAGAGCAAGAGCTCTACAATGACATCTGTAAGTTAGCGGTTCTGTCAGGCATTGAGATTGACAAGGCTAAAAAGGAATTCATAATTAACAGTGGTTATGAGATTAACTTCTTAAAAACAAAGTACAAATTAGAAGAGAACGGACAGCAAGTCAAACCGATGTTCTTTAAGATGATAACCATAGAGAACGGTTACGAACTTAACGACAGAGTTAATTATAGGTACTTCAAAACACCTATGGATTATTTGCAGAAAATAATTAGTTCCGCCAACTTCCGTCAAGCTCGTAAGTATCGTGATGAGATTATTCCTTTTATGGATATTGTCAAGAAACCCGAAATGGGGTTGCGCCAAGGGTACAACAGTATTCAGCGTGATAAGATTATAAACATAATAAGGCAAGCTAAAGCCGAGATTAAAAAGATGTATATCGGATACGATACGAAATCTAAGGAAGAAAAGGAACTGATTTGGGAAGCGGTTGCGGAGAAGAGGCAGGAGTGTATAGACGCAGTTGATAAGATGTCCGAGAGCGAGTACACAATGTACCTCACACTTAAAGAAATTGACAACAAAGAGTATAGAGATGTGTCCCGATTTGTCTTCGAAGTTTTATTCGGCAAACCCAACGAATCGTTCTTTAAAATGATTTTGAACAGCAAAGAAGATATGCAGGAACTTGTAGAGGCGGAAGACGGAGATATTAAATTCTACGAATTTAATTATTCGAAAGTCAAAGTAGCCTAAAAAAATTTACAACTTTTCGTTCAAAAATTAACACGGACTTTTAAGGCTCTCGAAATGTGAGAGTTCATTTCTTCCCTGCTATCGGACACTTGTGGATGGTAACGACGGCAATTTTTAAATAAAAGTAATTGCCGTATAGGGGAGAAATTGGAAGTTCTATTATTACTTCCATATTAATGATTAAGTGGAGGAACGATGGTAGAGTTACACAAGTTACCAAACGAAACCGAGGAACAGTTTATTTGGCGCCTTGGTCAAGCTAAAGATGCGGGTCTTCTTGATATGGATTGGGAAGGGATTGCATCCGTAGTCAATACGGAATTCAGAGAAGACGAGTCTGAATATAGAAGTGAATGTGCTTATAGAAAACCTTATCAATCAGCGAAAAGGTTTTTTGAATCCGGAGTGTTCAAAGACTTAACTTCGGAGGGATACATTAAGTCTTTAGAATTGGAAAAGCGTGAGCTTTTCAAAGAGCGTCAAAAGTTGCGTGACGAAAAGTTAGAATACAATCGCTGGCTTCGCGAAGAAGCGAGGGATGAGTTGATTTGCGAGAACATCTGCTCAACAATTAAGGCTCTGACACCGTTAGAGTTTCCTAAGAAAAGGACGGTACAAATCGACGTCGAGAAAACAGGTATTGCTATTTTTGCGGATGCTCACTATGGCACAGAGTATATCATTAGAGGACTGCACAACGAAATCATTAACCAGTACAGTCCTGAAATATTCGAGGCGAGGATGTGCGATTTCTTCCAACACTTAATAAATATTGTGGAAAAAGAACACTTAACAAAGATAAAACTTTATTCATTGGGTGATGAACTTGATGGAATTTTAAGAGCATCGCAGTTGATGAAGTTAAGATACGGAGTTGTGGAGTCAACCATAAAGTATGCTGACTACATAACCAACTGGCTTAACGAGTTGACAAAATATGTTCAGATAGAATTCCAGATGGTTTCAGGTAATCATACGGAATTAAGAATGATTAATCAACCTAAGGGTACATTTGTGGACGATAATATGAGTAAAGTCATTCGTGAGTTTATCAGCATTAGACTTGAGGGCAATCCAAACTTCACAATGTTACAGAATTCAAGCGGACTTATCTTTGATACGATTGAAGGATATAACATTCTCGGCATACACGGTGAAGTAAAAGACCTTTCAAAAGCTATCACGAACTTCACGAACACTTACAATACGGTTATCGATATCTTAATCGGGGGACATATGCACCACCTTAAGACGGAAACAATCGGTGTAAACCGTGATGTCATTAGCGTTCCAAGTGTTATCGGCATAGATGATTATTCTATGACGCTCGGTAAGACTTCAAGCGCCGGTGCGATATTCTTAATAATAGAAAAAAAGAAAGGAATTACACAGCAATATAACATAAAATTTGATGTTTAATCGCTAAAAAATAAAGAATAAATGGTATTTAAAAAGGAATTTATAAAACATTATATGGAATTATATGGCAAAACGAAAAGTGAAGCCTTTGAAGACTATGAAAGTGTTTTCGGGTGCTTAGCCGACTTGACTTATGGGCAGGGCGAAGATGTGTGTGTCAAAGATTTTGGCACATTCAGAATCAAGCAGTTTGCTCCTAAGAAGTTGAGACACCCAACTACAGGGGATACACTCGAACTGCCAGCTCGTAAGGTTGTCACCTTTACACAATCAAAGCTGGTAAATGAACAACAATAAAAATAGGAGAATGAAATGAGAAAAGAACATATCTCGGATGAAGAATGGGCACAGGTCAATGAATTCAATTCGATGATACTGGACGATTTCTTATGTAATTCTGCAGAACTATCGCCTAAAACACGGGGTGCTTATGCATCTAACTTAAAAGTTTGGTTTAAGTGGGTAAAAGACAATTTAAAGAACAAGAGCCAATTAAATATAACACCGCTTGATTATAAGAAATTTCAGAATTGGATGATAAACAGGGGATGTTCTTCTGCGGATATCAATAATAAAAGAGCAGCGATTAGTTCTTTGAATGGTTACATAGAAATCTATTATCACGATGAGTACCCAACATTTAGGAATTTTATAAACAAAAGTATAAAGCGACCACCCAAGAGCGTCGTCAATGAAAAAGCTCCTCTAACAAAAGAGGAGTTTAATCATTTAATCGATGTTTTAACGGAAATGGGAGAGTGGCAGAAGGTTGCGTATTTAGTGTTCACTTTGGACACTGGATGTCGTAGAGCAGAAAGCCGCCAGTTGCTTAAAGATGTAGTTAACGCTCGTCCTATTAAGCACACAAAAACCGTAGACAAAGAGGATGGTACGCAAGAAATTAAAGAGGCAACCTTTTATCAGACACATACTATCAGATGCAAGGGTGCCGGAACAATAGGTAAAGTGCGCAAGTTCACCTTCGGTGAACAGACTATGGAAGCATTAAAGAAATGGCTCTCGGTCAGAGGCGAAGACAATTGTCCTTATATGTTTGTAACCACATACGGTGGCGAAGTTAGGCAAGTAAGCGAAACACTCTTCAACACTTGGGCAACAAACTTATTCTCAAAAATTGTGGGGCGCAGAGTGCACCCTCACCAAATGCGTTCGTCGAGAGCTACTCAGCTCGTAGTTGAAGATGGTGTCAATATTCGTGTGGTTCAAAAACTTTTAGGTCACGAGAACGAAAGCACTACTGCGGGTTATGTTGTTAGAGATGACACAGAAGATTTGGATGAGCTTTATATTTCATCCACGGATTAGGAGGAAAAATGGCTGCAAAGGGAACTTACATTAGAAAATCAGCTCCTCCCAAGGTCAGTATAAATCCAGATGCTCAAATCAAACCCATAGAAGCTAAGGGTGATGTTAAATACAAATGCACTTGCTGCGGGAAAGAATATAGTAAACAAGCTGGGAATTTCCCGACAAGTAACTCCGTGCTGTTTGCGGGTAATGGTGGTTATTTGTCTATATGTAAATCGTGTATTGATAATTTTTATAGGCAACTCATCAAGTACTATTCAGGGAACGAAGAGCAAGCCATTGAACATTGTTGTTGGACTTTTGATTGGTACTACGACAAAGACCTTGTGGAGATGATGAGAAAGTCTTCTAAGGAAACATCAAGAGTACTCACATATCCATCTAAGATGAATATGACGCAAATCAAAGCTAAGGGTACAACATATCTTGATACGATTAAACAAAGATACACTAATAGGGTTACAACAGTAAATACTTTTAATACACAAAACGGTGTCCAAGATGAAGAACTCCAAGTTCCGGAAGGCGCTGTTAAGATGTTCGGCGTTGGTTTCACGCCAAGCGAGTACCAGTATCTCATAGATGAGTACAACAGCTGGACAACTCGCCACGAATGTAAAACTAAAAGCCAAGAAGAAATATTTAAAAATATATGTAGAGCGCAAGTAGTTGTGCAGAGAGCTCAGCAGAGCGGTAATACAAAAGAGATAGCTGACGCATCTAAGATGTTGCAAGACTTAATGCAGTCGGCGGGCGTAAAACCTACCCAGAACAATGACAATGTTTTAGCAGATCAAAATACTTTCGGCACATTGATAAAGAAATGGGAAACGGAAAAGCCGATTTCAGAACCTGCTACGGAATGGCAAGATGTAGATGGTATTAAGAAATATCTTGATACTTACTTCCTTGGTCACTTCTGCGAACTCTTACATATAGAAAACGACTCCTCTCGTGCATATCGAGAAGAGATGCAAAAGCATACAGTAACTGCACCCGTTTATGAAACGGACGATGACACAAATGAGCCTTCCATATTAGATAAATATAGCACAAGGAAGAAGCGTGATGAGTAAGCAGGCTGTATTAAATGATGTGGAGCTCAAACAAGATAAAGCCAACAAAATAATGGAAGGAATTAACTTGTGGACTTCATTTTACAGAGCTAACCCACATAGATTCGCACGAGATTATTTAGGTCTTAAACTTAAAAGATTTCAACAAATAATCTTGTGTATGATGTTCCAGTTTACGAACTCAATATACTTAGCAAGTCGTGGTGGTGGAAAGTCTTTCCTTATCGCCATTTTTTGCGTCTGCTATTGTATCCTCTACCCTGGAACTACCGTATGTATTGCCTCAGGAACGAGAGGGCAATCTACAGAAATCATAGAAAAGATACAAACGATATTAATGCCCGACTCTCCCAATTTACAAATGGAGATAGCGGACATATTTACGAGCCAAACTAAGGCGGCGTGCTACTTTAAGAATACTTCAAGAATTATTGTAGTTACTTCCGCAGAATCAGCAAGGCACAACAGAGCGACCATACTAATTGTCGATGAGTTCAGAATGGTAGACAAAAATATTATTGATACCGTTCTTAGGAAATTCCTTACATCACCTCGGCATCCCGCTTTCTTGGACAGGGCTGGGTACGAAAATTATCCAACCGAAAGAACTAAGGAAGTTTATGCAAGCTCGTGTTGGTACGAATCGCACTGGTCGTATGAGCATGTGCGAAGTTACGCTACGAATATGGCTCGTGGCAGAAGCTACTTCTGTTGCGCAATGCCTTATCAGTTGGCAATCGCTGAAAACCTTTTGGATAGAGTGAGGGTAGAGGACGAAATGTCCGAGACCACTTTCAACGAAGTAACTTTCCAAATGGAAATGGAAGCGTTGTTCTACGGGCAAGGCACAGATAGTTTATATGAATTTGATGATATTGATAAGAATAGGCAAATAAAATATCCCTTTTATCCAAAAAGTTTACTGTCTAAGATAACGGATAAAAGGCTGAATATTCCAGCGAAGCAACCAGAGGAAATAAGAATCCTCTCAGCAGATATTGCGCTGATGGCTTCTTCAAGTAGAAGGAAGAACGACGCCACATCAATATTTATCAATCAGATGCTGCCAGCTACAAACGGCAGGTTTATTAAGAATATTATCTACACAGAAAACAACGAAGGTTTGAGAACCGATGTCCAAGCACTTAACATTAGAAAGCTCTTTGAAGAGTTTAACTGTGATTATTTAGTACTTGACGTAAAGGGCTTAGGTCTTGGCATTGTTGACGCCTTAATGGCGGACATCTTTGACGCTGTATCTGGTACAACATACAAGGCGTTGTCTTGCTATAATAACGAGGACATAGCAAATAGATGTGCGGTTAAAGGTGCGCCTAAAAAGATTTGGGCAATACAAGGCTCGCCTGAGTTTAACTCTATGTGTGCTCTTTCTTTGCGTGAAGAGTTCAAGCAAGGTTTGATTAGACTGTTGATTTCAGAGTATGACGCAGATGATATACTTGGAACAATGAAAGGGTACGGAACATTATCTGTTGAAGATAAGATGAATTTAAAATTACCATATGTGCATACCACACTCTTGATTAACGAGTTAATTAAATTGGAATATGAAGTTAAGAACAAAGTAATAAGAGTTAAAGAAAAAAGCGGTATGCGTAAGGATAGGTATAGTAGCTTGAGCTACAACATTTTTGTTGCAAAAGAAATTGAAAGAGATATAGTTCAAGAAAATATTAAAGCAACAAAAGAAACAATAGTCTTCAAGATGAAGGCGCCAAAAATAAGCGAAAAATATAATAGAAGGAGGTAAGTGTGGCAACGTATTCGAATAACAGACGTTACGGTAATCGTAAGAGAACTCATTATCATAAACCACAACAGAACACGCAGCCGAAGCTCGGTGTCCCTATGGTGTCAATGCCAGAATCTTTTGCTAAGGCAATGCTGAAGCAAATTCTTTATAATCCACGTAACGCTACTGGTGCAAAAACTACATCTTATTCTTTGCAAGACAAGGACGATATTTTAAGCTGGCTGCAATCACCTTCTTCGAATGAAAAGAGTTTACGCGATGCTTCTAACTATATGTATCTCGCCTCAATGCATTATAAGAGGTTGATAGCGTATTACGCAAGGTTGCATGTTGGCACATACGTGATATTACCAATAGCGTTCAACCCTGAGAACATCAAGAAAGAATCATTCAGCAAAAACTTTTTCAAAGCGGCAAAGGCTCTTGAGAATATGTGTATCCGTCAATTAATGCACAACATTTTTATGGTTGCGTTAAGAGAAGGCGCATATTACGGAGTTCTTTGGTCTGATAACAACACATCTTTCATACAGCGCATTGATGCTGACTACTGTAAGATAACTTCCGTTTGTGACGGAAGTTTTTTATATTCAGTAGATATGAGCAAATTGCGTGGTAAATTGGAATATTATCCTGCGGAATTCACGCAAATGTATCAAAATTATTTGGCGGAAGGACAGAAATGGCAAGAAGTTCCTGCAAATATTTCGTTCTGTGTAAAGGGCGATAGCAGTATGCTTGACTGTACTGTTCCCGTGTTTGCTTCGGTTATGCCGGCGCTGTACACGATAGCTAATACAGAGTCTTTGCAAGAGACAGCAACAGAGCTTAAGAACTACAAAATGATATCGGGTGAAATCCCTACTGACGATAAGGGTAATCCGTTAATCGATGCTAAGCTGGTTCAAGAGTATTACGCTCATATCAGCAATGGCTTAGGAGAGAATGTGGGTCTGGCTTTGACACCGTTTAAGTTGGAGTCATTGAGCTTTAATGATGGCGGTGTGTCCGATGTTGACGATTTGGCTAAAGCTGTTTCCAGTTTCTGGTCAACCGCTGGTACATCGGGATTATTGCACGGCGGAGAAAATGACACCGCTGGTGTTACTAAGCTCGCTATTAAGAACGACGAATCGTTCGTGTTAGATTTAGTAGAGCAATTCGAAAGGCTTATCAATAGGTATCTTAGAGGCATTTTAGCTGGAACAAGCAAATTTAAGATTTCCATATTACCTATAACAATATACAACAAGGACGAATACATAGACCACTATAAAAGCGCTGCCGCACTTGGGTTAGGCAAGTCGTACTACGCTGCTTCATTGGGAATGTCCCAAACTGATGTTGTTGGTATGGAATACTTAGAGGGCGAGCTGATGCCGTTTGATAAGTTAAAGCCTTTGAAGAGCACTTACAATACTTCTGGAGAGAACGGCGCCGGAAGACCAGAGTCCGACGATACGAACTTAACCCCAGAAGGAGAAGAGACAAGAAACAACGATACAAATGCGAATAGGTAAATAATATGTGTATGTTTGTAAAAGTATTTGATGACAAGCTCGCCTCAGTGTTGAACGAAGGCGGGTTTTCTTACATAGAAGAGAAAATCAACGGTGATACTGTTTACTTGTTCGAGGAAAGTGATGAGCTCAACAAAGCATTGGACGGGCTTGTTACAGAGACCGAGTTCCAAGAAACGGTAATTATAAGAGATAGTTCGGTGAGTTTTTAAGGAGGTAGACAATTGGAAAATAAGACTAATGTAGTGTTTCAAGGCAAGATTGTTCCTGTTAAACCGCTGAACAGCAAATTAACTTTGGCTAAGTGTTATGTTATGGCGATAGGTGTTAACAAGCATCGGTCTGACATCACTCGTGAAGCAGCAGAAGACGCTATCCCAACTTTATTTAATATACCAGTTGTTGGACACTTATATCTCGGCGAAGATGGTAACTATCATATGGGCGGGCACGATAAATTGCTCGTAAAAGATGAGAACGGCAAATATAAGTTTAAGGTTCTCACTGTTCCTTTTGGTGTAGTTCCTCAGCAAGATAATGTCCATTTTGAAGAGGTTGAAGAAGCTGACAGTACTAAAAGGATATACCAAGTTGCAGATGTAATTCTGTGGACTGGGCATTATCCTGAGCTATTGGAAGCGGCTTACGATGATGAAACATTATTTAACCAAAGTATGGAAGTTGACTTTTTGGAAACTTCTAAGAATAAAGACGGTACGACAAAAGTCAGCAAGTACCAATATAGCAAACTTTGTTTGCTTGGAAAAAGTGATGAACCTGAATACAATGTAAAACCTTGTTTCCCAAGTGCGAGAGTGGATGCTTATACATTTTCTGAAACTGGTGAAGAATGGGAGCACTTGTTTGGGGAATTTAAAATACAGTTGGCTGAGTTGTTTGAAAGCCAAGAAAATAATAAAGGAGGGAAAAGCGTGTTAAGTTCGGAAAAAATTACTGAAGTTCTCGCAGAATTTAGCATTGAATCCACAGAGTCTCTTTCTTTTGAAATAGGAGAGATGTCAGAGGAAGAGCTGAGAGCAAAACTCAACGAAGAATTTGCGGCAAGCGGAGATACCGCGAACGGTGAAGGCGAGGGGACAAGCGCCTCTGTAACGGAAGGTGACCCCCAGGAGGAGGAATCCACAAGTGCTGAACCTGAGAAATTTGCGTTAGACCTTACATACAATCAGAAACTTGAAGCATTAAGAGTTGCTTGTAATAAGCTTTGCATTTGGGACAAAGACAGCTATAAGGATTATACCTTGTGCGACTGCACCGATGAATATGTCTATATAACTTACCGTATTGAATCGAATAATCAAAAAGAAAACGGTCATATTAGATGCAGTTATACAGTTGAAGGCGAGGCTGCTACTATCAATATGCAGTCAGCTCAGCCTGTAAAACTTATATGGGCTACGCCAGAAGATGAGGCTGCTATTGAGGCTAAGAACGCTGAGCTGGAAAGCCTTCGTGCATTCAAGGTTGAGAAATTTGAAGAAGAACGCAGAAAGGAATATGGAGAAGTTATAAGCAAGTTCAGTGACTTAGCGGAAATCGAAGACTATAAGTCTGTCGTTGGTTGTGCTATGGAATTTGCATCTAAGGATGAACTCGAAAAAGAACTTTTTGCTATACGTGGAAGGTACGGCATTGTGGCACCAGCAGGAAAGAAACCTGTAAGTGAGGTGCGTGTACCAGTTACGTTCTCAGAAGATGGGACTGATAGTCTTGCAGAAAAAGAAAGGCAGTTTATGAAGAAATATGCGCCTGGTCAGGCGAAAAATTAAAAAAAATAGGAGAAAGAAATATAATTATGTACGCATGTGTTAGAACAGATAATATGGAAGGCACTACTCTTGGTAAGTACACTGTATCGCTCAAGGTGGATGCTGATATCGAAAACGGTAGCGTTGTTGTTGTAGGCGGTTTGGTCGAAGGGGAAAGAGAAGTTCGCACTTATACGGCGCCTAAGGGGAATGAAAAACTTGGAAAGCTTGCTCTTGTAGCTTCTCCCGAAGTTGTAAAAGAAAAGAGTCACAACTCTTTAGCTGACTTTATCAACAAAAAGGATGAAATCGCAAGGGGCTATATTCTTGTTAGCGGAGATATGTTCTCGCTCACTCAGAAAGGATTCGCAGACGGCTCTGTTCTCAATAAAGGAAGCATTGTTGAGCTTGATGCAGGTATGAAGCTTAAGGCTGTTGCAACGGCAACCAGCGGCAAGACGAAAATCGGCACAATCGAAGCCGTAGAAGGTAGCTACTACCTTGTCGTTGTTGACTAATTTTTAAAAATAGGAAGGAGAAAAAGAGATAATGAAAGACGTATTAGAAATGGCTATTAATGCCGTAAGAGGTATAACAAGCGGGGAATTCTCTCAGGCAGAGAGGTCGCAGGCTATCCGTGAAGCGTTTGTTAAAATGAACGGCGGTTCTACTAAGCTTAGCCCTAAAACTTTCCATCGTGGAAGCGAGCTTTTTGCGCTCGTTGAGGAACTTATCCCCGTCATAGTTGACGAAGGATTTAAGGATGACGACGAGCTTTTGAAGCTTATCGAATATAAAAACATCAAAGACGGTGATAAGAATGAATTCTACACCGATGGTAAAGTATATTTTGTTGTAGCTGATGCTGCGGCTGGTATCAAAGGTGTTCGTAGACAGCGCCTTGACAACTCTCAGAGCGTTGCAGTTACGACTACAATGAAAATTGTAAGGGTTTACGAAGAGCTCGGCAGACTTCTCGCTGGTCGTATCACGTTTGATAAATTCGTAGACGCAGTTGCAGAAGGCTTCAAGCAGAAGATTTATGCTGATGCTCAGGCTGCTATTGATAATATCAGCACGACTACTATAGGTCTTGATGCCGACCTCGTAGTTAGCGGTACATACAGCGAGCAATCGTTGCTTGACCTCATCGAAAAAGTCGAAGCTGCTACCGGCAAGACGGCTACCATTTATGGTACTAAGTCCGCTCTTAGAAAGGTAAGCACTGCGGTTGTATCCGATAAGGCAAAAGACGATATATATAACTTCGGTTATTACGGCAAATTCAACGGAACTGCAATGGTTGCGTTGAGACAGTCGTACAAGCCTGGTACTAAGGAATTCAACCTTAAGTCTAACAAGCTTTATATAATCGCTGGTGATTCTCAACCTATTAAGGTTGTTAACGAAGGCGAAGGCATAATGCTTGACCAAGAAGCAACCGTAAACAACGACCTTACGAGAGAGTACGTTTATGGACAGGGCTACGGTGTAGGTACTATCGTTTCCGAACAACTTGGTGTTTACACTATAGCGTAAATTTAACGAATAATTTGTTAGAGGCGGGCACTAAATGTGCTTGCCTCTAATTTAAAATTTTTAGAGTAAAAGGATTTAATTATGGCAGAAAAAGAATTAAAAGATAAAGAAACACAGAAAGTTAATAAACCCGTGCGTGTTGACGAAAACACATTAATAAAGGTTAAAAGCACAGTTTACGGCGTTTTGGTATATGTAAACAAGAGAAACGGCGATGTTCTTAGATGGGAAACGCAGGGCGAAATAAAATATGTACCCTTGAGAACACTGATTGACATGCGTAATGATTCAATTGCGTTCTTCAAAAACCAGTGGCTTATTGTTGTTGGTGTGGGCGAGAGCGAAAAAAGCAATGCAACGCCTTACGATATTTATTCCGCTGTTGGTGTCAAAGAGTACTACAAGAACTTCATTGACCCTACCAACTGTGCGGAAATTTGCGCTTGGGACGTAAAAGAGATTAAGCAGAGAGTAGAAACACTGTCACCTGAGGCAAAAGAGAATTTGATTGTCGCTCTTAACAAGTTGGTAAGGGATGGCGAGCTGGATTCGCTTAAGAAGATTAGAGCATTTGAAGAAACTCTTGGTTGCGAACTTACGGACGGCGATTAAGAGGTAAATGATGCCAACAACGAAATTTGCGGAAATTTACGATAGGGCAATATTTAAGTTTACTGATTATAGTTTTTTAACTACCATTGACGACATCAAAGAGGGTGTGCTGCAGCACTACTTGATGTCAAGTATAGTAGATTTCCAAAATGTTTGTGAGGTCGATATAACAGACTACGACTTGCAGTCCCAACAATTTAGAGCTCAGCTCACAAGTGAAATGATAGAAATTTTAGCAGTAGGTGTAGCTTATTATTGGGTTAGCGCTCAAGTCTACAATAGCAAACTTTTGAGAAACAAAATTTATAGTTCAGACTACAACACTTACTCTCCGGCAAACTTGCTGAAAGAAGCGCAAGCACTCCAAAAGACGTTAAGAGAAGAACAACTGGGTATGATAAAAACTTATTCATTCCGCAATGCGAATTATGGCAAACTAAAGGTGTGAATAGAAATGGAACAGTTGATTAGCTACTTAAAAGAGATAACCGGAGATGTATTCAAGCTATTGCCTATGAAAGAGGATGAGCTGAAAGGGGTGAATAACCACTTAAAAGAATACCTCGAAAGCTTAACCGTTAATATGAACGGTGCATTAAAGACATATTCTCAGTTAGTAAACGAAAAAGAATATCTTTATGTCATCAATAACTTGAATTATATATATACCAATGAGGTTGACTTCGCTCACTGGCGTACCATCATTCTTAATTAGGTACGAGGGCTGAGCAAC